GTCGCTTGGACAATCCTCCCCCCCCCCCCTGGCGCCCCGCGGGGGTTACCGCGTGGCAGCGAGCTCGCGAAGGGTGTGAGCTGTCCCGGCTCGCGAAAGGCGTGAGCTGTCCTATAAATCCAACTTAAATCCAACCAAATGAAATGCTGTTGCTCGCGAAGGCGTGAGCTGTCCGGCTCGCGAAGGGCGTGAGCTGTCCCATACTGCCTACAAGTCGCGCTTGATGATGGCGCCGAGCACCGGGCACTCCCAAATCATGTTGCCCGGCGACACGCCCCACGCAGCCTGCATGACGTGGTGGCGCACGGTCTCCAACGCAAGACCGTAGCGCGCCACACACATCACCCGCTCGTACTCCGGGTCGCACACGACGTCGCTGTCCGTCATCGAGTGATACGACCGTTCCCGAGCGCACGGCCCCACCTTGCCGGGGCCCGCGCGCGCGAGCATGACCTGAGCGAACGCAGTCAACACGGAGGAGTGCTTGGCGTCGGCGAGCAAGCTCAAAGCCTTCGCGCGCAGCATGACCTCCGGAAGGTGCCCCGTCAGACACAAACCAAACCTGCCGATGACCTTGCCAATCTTCGGCGCCATTCCCCAAGACCCATCGGCGAGCAACACGGGCACGGCGGAGCAAAACTCAACATCGTGCATCGCCGCGTTGTCGCCGAAGGCCACTCCAAGTTCCGACACAAACTCGTACTCGATCCCAACACGCAGCGCAAAAGCGTGCACCGCGGCGGCAAACGGCAGACCGGTGCGGCGGGCGTGCCGCACACAACCCAGAATAACCTTGGTGTTACCATGCGTGTTCTTCTGGATTGTGTCCTCATCGCCACTTGCCTGCGTGCCGTCAACGAAGTACTCAAGGCCACACCGAGTGTAGCCATGCCTCGCTATACCCTCGTCCAGCGCCCGAAGCGCAAGTCGCGGGCAGCCGAGTCGGCGCCAAGTGCGGTTCTCCGCCTCCAAAATCCGGCGGTGAACGTGGGCGTCCCAGCGCTTGGCATCAAGCGAGTACCACCGGCCCTTGTAGTACACCGTACAGTCGTCGCCACAAATGAGCACACAATCGTCGCCCTTGAGAGCGGCCTCCATGGCCAGGCGCATCGACTCGGACTTGGTGCGGCTAAGTCCAAATATGATGCGCGTGCCCTCAAATGAACGCGTACCATCGCCCCTCTTTGCCATGACGCGCGGTAGCGCCTTGAACCACGGACCGCCCGGCGCCAACGCAACGGCGCGCTTGGCCTGTATGCCACGCGGCGCCTTGCCTTCAGCGCCCTGCTCAACCTTGATGAAAAAGTTGCGCATGGAGGCCTCCCACTTGCGCCCATCGACCGAGTGGTTGATCGCAACATACGGATCGCGCATCCACTCAGTGTGAGCCTGCTCTAACTCAACCCGGCGAGACGGTTTGAAGTCGGCGAGCCAAACCTGAAGAGGAACCGGGCGGACATCAACTCCACTGTAAAGAGCATTGTCAACGCCTCGGCTGATCTCCTCATATTCGCTCAAGCCAGCCTCAGTCGGCTCCGGCGTGGCGAGGCAATGACGGCCACGCAAGCACCACTCTTCCATGGGCATGTTCCACGCGTTGCTGTTCAGCAAACCAACCGAATACGGGGAAATGATGGGCCCACACACCATGAGCGGTTTCGGCTTCCAGATCTGCGGGTTGCGAGACGGCAGTGGCGTCTTGACATACGCACCGTCCTTAAGCTCAAACGCCGGGACCTTGACGCCCTCGTGGCCCCGGCCCCAAACGTGGTTGCCCATCTCCAACGCGCATACCCCACCCAAGCCCCACTCGACCACCGGCCTAAACCGCGCCGACAGCGTGCCCACCAACCGACCCGGTGCAGCCGTCGCGAAGTCGGGCACGCCAACCAACACCAGCGATGCAGCCGTGGCCATCAAGTTCCAGGCGGCGTGACTACCCACTCGCGAGCTGAAACCACCGCCAGCAATGGCCAAGTGCATGACGCAAGCCGGCAGCCCAAGATACCCAGCCCTGGTGTCGATGCTGAACTTCAGCGCCAACTCAAACAGCGCGAACAACTGGTGGCCCGACCCCTTCCACAACCCGATTGCAGTCAAGACCTTGTCCAACCACTGCTTCGTGTACTCCTCGCCACACACATGCGCGAAGATGGTCGTCACGGCCGGCAACATCGATGGCGCCGCAAGCGGCAGCCCAAAGGCAGGCACCAACGCCGCTCCCGGGATGCGGTACGCAATCGCAGCCATGGCCGTAGAAACTGCCAACAACGATCCAGTGAGGCGCAGGTCCCGCGTGTAAGCCAACCAAGCGGCATGCAAGCCCGACTGGGCCACCGAGTCCACGCTGGCCAACACAGACCCAGTGGTGGGCGGAAGGCCAGCGGTTCCGGCACCCCGTGCCAGCAACGCCCGCAAGGTACCAGGCTCAGGGACAAAGCTCACGATCCGGTCGCGCGCAGCATCATACATCTCGCCCACGCTCATATCCAACGCGCGCTGCACCACAGCCGACACGCCCTGCTGAACGGTCTCAGCGGATGGCAGCACCCGCGCTGCGGCGTCAACCACGTGCCCTAACCTGAACGCCCGCACCCGCTCCACGGCCTCCGCCGCGCCCAAAGCTCGACTCGGCTCCAACGTGAAGGCTCGCAAGCGTTCCACCCCCAACGTCACGGCGGCCACAGAGGACGCATACGCATCACCAATCCGGTCGCCGCGCAGCAGGTCCGTCTCCGCGTAATGTGCGCGCAAGGCCCGCATTCCGTTCGCGAGTCGCACCCCAACGGCTGCAAAAGCCATGCGCAGGCGCGTCGAATGGGTCGGTGGCCAAGGGCCAATGTGCGTAACCAACTCAGAGAGGTTGACGTGCGCCTGGTCGTCTGCCAAGTCCAAATCGCTAGCCAACGGCACCAAAACAGCCCCAAGCGCTGGCCACGCACGCTGCAGCACCTTGCGAGCAGCGAAATACTGACCACGCAACGCCCACAGCAGCTGCCCAACGCGCCACGCTCCCAAGGTGGCAACTGCAAAAGCGAGCACGGCCGCGAGCACACTGCCCACACCACGTCGGCGCAGCACCAACTCCAACCCGTCCGTCTTCGCCTCCTCCAACGCCAGCTGCACCCAGCCGCCACACGCCGCCGCAGCGACCGCGGCGACTGGGCTGCCAGTCAAGGCATAGGCCGCCACCGCACCGCACAATCGCGGCACGAGAGCCAGCCGGTCCGTGTTGACCGCATTGCCAAGCAACCCTGCAGCCGTAGCGCGATCGCGCGGCGCTGTCAACGTGGTGGCCGCTGCCAAGGCCCGAGTGTCGTCTTCCGTGAACGCCTTGGCCGCTCGACAGAGCAACACAATGTCGCCCGGCGACACGATCATGCGCGCACGCTGCAAGGCGGAAGTCATCGCGGGTCCGGGTGCCTGGCCCGGAAACTTGCGTGCCACCTCCTCGAAGCATTCATGGCTGCAAGTGACAACACGCACGTCCGCCCCATTGCGAGCTACGATCTGGATGGCCTGCCCTTCCTTCGTGTACTCGTATTGGACTCCATCCGCCGAGTCGACAATGCGGCTCGCATGTCGCGCACGACGCCCGAACGGGGTGGACGCCGTCACGTACTCAGGCTCGCACCGCTCGATGACATAAATGTCCAAACACGCAGCTGTCGGTTCCATGGGATCCGCTGCAAGCGAGTAGTCACCCAGCGAAGCCACCCTCCGCCAGCGTATCGCGCCGATGCCGGCGGTCGCGTGAGTCGAATGCGACCGCAACCAGGCCATGCTCGAGTGGCTGTAAGTGTACGCGTTTCCCTCTATGGTCATCGTCACCAAATCCGCCTCCCTCGTCCACCTCGCCTCGGAAATGCGCTCATGTGTTCCGCGCCGAAACGCGAACTCCCCACTGAACCCGTCGAACCGGTGAGTGGCAATAACCACCCGGTTGGTCTGAGCGAGCGCCACTATGGCATCCCGAGAAATGTAGTAGGCGCTGTGCATGAACACGTACGTCGCCGAGTTGTCCTCAACAGAGCACACGTGGCAACGCGCGTCCAACGCTCCATCAGTGCACCGCAACGCACACCTGCAGGCCTTCCCGTCGTCCACGTAAGGCTGCGACCGAGCAAACCTGTCGTTATCCTCGTCCATCAACAGCGGGCACATGTAGCGCCACCGGCCAGACGCAGAAGGCAGCGTCTCAACAATGTCCGGGCGACCGCCCACGTCGACAAAATAATGCCCGGGGGGCGCTGCGTCCGCAAGCGCATCCAACCACGAATACGCAGCACGTCGCTGCGCGTGCAGAACAGCGTGCGGATTGCCACCACTTCCAACCAGCGCCACAAAAGCGCCCGGCGCGTACCCAGTCTGCAACCGCGGATGCGTGGTCGCAACTTCCCAGGGAAAGGCAGCCCGAGTAGCCTCACCCAGCGTGGGCATGTAGCGCGTGCGCGCCACCCGGGGAGCGACAACGGTGGCAGCCGCCCTCGCTGCTGGCGGCATGGCGACGACCGAAAGCTGTGTCGCCAAATCCGGAGGCAACTGGCCCGGCGCCCGGCCACTAACCGCGGCCACCGCCGTTGCGGCGGCGGCAGCCGCGACGACCACCTCGGCGGCCTGCTCGGCGGCACCTGCAGAGGCCATCGAG